GGATGCGACCCTGCAGGACCTGCTGCAGCCACCGGCGGATACCCAGGTGACCTTCCTGAACATCCAGAAGTTCATCAACCCCCACTATATCAAGGAGGAGACGGAGAAGAAGCCTCGTGCGAAGAAGGCGGTGGCCGAGCCGGGAGCGACTTCAGATGATGTCGCTCCCCCAAAGGAGAAGAAGGTTCGCCCAAAGGTTGCGAAGGCACCAGCTTCTTAGGTTGTCTGATGGCTTAAAAGTATGAGTGTAGTGTAATACAAAACAAAATGGAGTCCACACCAGAGCTTTCACGTGAAAACCTGAACGCTCTAGTTGGGACCAAAATCAAAGATATCGCAATGTACCGCCGGGCTTTCACTCACAAAAGCGCATTGAAGCGGTACTCTGGCCTGACTGGTTCGTACGAAACTCTTGAATTTATGGGGGACTCTGTATTAGGATTTATAATTACCAAACATCTATTTGACCAGTATGAAAAACATCAGGAGTGGTTCTTGACCAAGGCGCGGACGAAGATGGTCAGGGGTAAGACGTTGTGTGAAATTTCAAAGATTCTGGGCCTTGAAAAGTTGATCCTCATGGACGAGAAGGGGGAGCGCAACGGGTGGAATACCAATGAGCACATCATGGAGGACGTCTTCGAGGCGCTTGTGGGCGCCATCTATCTGGACCTTGGTATGGTTCACGCCAAGCAATTTGTTCTGGAATCGTTCACAAAGGTGGAGACGTCCCTGGTCGACGACAACTATAAGGACCAGCTCATGCGCTGGTGTCAGGCCCTCAAGTACCCGTTGCCCGAGTACCGCGTAGATGGTCAAGCAAACGGGCAATTCTTCATCACGGTCATAGTAGATGGCATGGAATGTGGGGCGGGTTTCGCACTTACGAAGAAACAGGCGGAACAAAACGCCGCAGAAATTGTACTTAAGACGGATCCTCGATTTAAGAGTAAGAATGGAGGACCCCCGAAACGCGAGGGGCGTGGTGGAGATAGCCAAGGAGCTCCTTGCGGCTGAATATGCCGAACAAAGATCTGATGAATGGTTAGCACTCCGTGAGCAAATGATCACGGCAAGTGACGTAGCAAGTGCAATCGGTGAGAGTCGCTACGAATCTCCAGATGCGTTTGTGAAAAAGAAGGTTCTGAGCCTCAAGTGGGCCGGAAACGCCGCGACTGCTCACGGCACCGCACTCGAGCCCCTGGTCCGTGATCTTTATGACCAGAAAACCGGACGCAAGTCTCATGAGATTGGTCTCGTCCAACATCGTCTGTACCCGTGGCTCGGGGCGTCGCCAGATGGGGTCACAGAGGATGGGCTTCTCATTGAGATAAAGTGCCCATTGACGCGCAAGATCGAGGCAAAGGTGCCCAAGCACTATTTACCCCAAGTGCAACTTCAGCTCGAGATTACGGATCTTGAGGAGTGTGATTTTGTGCAGTACCGCCCAGCCAAGACCGAAGGCGCCGAGCCCGAGTTTGTGGTTGTTCGCGTGAAGCGTGACCGCGAATGGTTCGCCAAGAACCTCCCTGCTATGAAGGCGGCATGGGACCGTATAGTCAAAGGACGGGCACATGGCCTATGTGAGCTGGTGGACGAACCACCGACTCACTTTAAGAATGAATTTGTATGTGAAATAGTAGAAGATGGTGACGCCTGAGGAGGCTTTTCAGGATATTTTCGGACCAAAATTGTCCTGCCGTCACATGAACCGGGTCCTCAAGTGCCGTGAGTGCGCGGGGAACTTTTGCGCCAAATGCATTCAGCTCGAGGTGCATAGTTGCCCCAAGCTGGATGAACGGTCTAAAATTGAAAAGGAGAATTTATCGAAGAAATTAGTCAAGGTGGTGGCGCCCAAGGTTGCTACTTTTTGATGCGAGAAAACAGGTAAATGACTAGTGCAATAAACACGAGCCAGATGAGCAGGTCCTGACCCTTTGCAACCCCCGCCGTCCACGTGTCATCCTTGGCGCGGTTACCTCCCACCCAGCTCCATGGCTGTCCTGGGCGCATCCATGTCACAGTACCGTCTGAGAATTCGGTCTTGCGCGCTGGGAACATGCGGAAAGGCGCGGGGCTGGTCTCCGTGGTCTTTAAGTACATGGAGCCTGACAGATTCATGATTGGGTCGGAGGTACCAGAAAGAGAATCAGTGTAGATGGTTGGTTCCTCGCTAATCTCAGTAGTGTACGAGCCGTCATTGGGAATCGTGCTCGGGAACCCGTCGGAATAAACACCGAAGGTTCCGGACCACGTATATGGGTTGAAGCGATTGATGCTCAGGTCATCACATGCCATAGCGGCCGTAGCCATCTTAACATACGCTTACATTATTTTTAGGTCCTGTCGCATAAACCTTCGTCTGGACCTTCTGTCGGTGGAGCTCCCACATCGTGTCCATGTCAACGTTCAGCATATGGGCCAACTGGAAAAGATAACTGAACACGTCACCCATTTCCATCATGACGTCAGTTCCCCGATCCTTCTTGAGTCCCGTCTTCCGATAAATCCGCTGGTTCTGGCGGATACTGGAGGCCAGTTCTCCCATCTCTTCGTTCAGAAGCATCCACACGATACTCACAGGGGCTTTGTCCCACCCCTTCACTTTGCACATCTCGGCAGTCTCATCACGAAACCTATTCATTATGAATATAACACGCTACTTCTCTAAGCTTTGCTGATGAAGCGCCGCATTTTGAAAACTAACAGAAGAGCCACCAAGAGCATAGCCAACTCGGCCCCCGTCTTCCAGTTTTCAACCTTGTGTTCATCGCCCGTCTTGGTCCGGGCCCATGGCTCGACGATACTCATACTGAAGAGGCGGATCGCGCGGTCGATGGTGAAGAAAATGAAAAAGCCTACCAGGATGTCGTCTAGGGCGCGCATTAGAATGCAATCTTGCTGTTGTACGGCATTTTATTTCCGTATGTGCTCGTGCTGACTGGTGTGGCGAGGGGTACTGGGTTTGAGGAGATGTCACGCAGGTACACGAGCTGCTGAAGGACTCCCGTCGAGACGGTAGCCGTCGCCTCCTTGGCGACTTGTGTGTTCATGGCGCCCACCTGGCCACGCACGTCATTGTAGGGGTCACGGGACATGTTCGTGTACACGCGCTTCATGAGCGCCTGCAGGTCGGCGTCGTTCTGACGCTCGATTTGCAAACCAGTCTTGGCCTGGACGGACTGGATGATGGCGTTGTGAATCTGCTCACGATTGAAATCGGAAAAAAAGGCGTCCGTAAGGGGCGTTGGAAGCAGACGGGTGCTCATTTGATGTATGCAGGGATAAAAAAAGCCGACGCTTATTACACAATGAAGGTTGTCAAGAGGTCTGGTGATGTGGTCGAAATGCTCTTTGACAAAGTGACCAAACGAATTTCAAAACTAAATCAATCTCCAGAGTTTGAAACCCTGAACGTCCAGCCGGACAAGGTGGCTCAGAAGGTTTTTCAGAGCATGTACGACGGTATTTCCACCTCGGAAATTGACAACCTGACGGCCGAGGTGGCTGTAGCGATGATCACTGAACACCCAGATTATGAGACTCTCGCCATGCGCGTGACCGTTTCTAATTTACAGAAGAATTGTCCCAAGAATTTTAGCGACGCCATGGTTGCTCTACACGTCAAGGGGGTCGTGTCTGACCACTTCATGAAATGCGTAGCCCTCGAGCTGGATGGCGTGATCCAGTCGAAACGTGATTACGATTTTGGATACTTTGGAATCAAGACGCTTCAGAAGGGCTACCTGAACGTGGGTGAGACTCCACAGTACCTCTTCATGCGCGTGGCCGTTGGCATTCATGGAGACGACCTGCCGCGAGTCAAGGAGACCTATAACCATATGTCCCTCAAGCACTTCACACACGCGACACCGACACTGTTTAATGCAGGTACAAACCACCCACAGCTGTCAAGCTGTTTCCTGGTGGCTATGAAGGATGACAGCATCGAGGGCATCTATGAGACGCTCAAGGAGTGTGCTCACATCTCCAAGTGGTCGGGCGGCATCGGTATCCACTGCTCGAACATCCGCGC